TTATTCCAATTAATCGGAAATAATAGTTGAACTTTGTACTAATATGTTATATAATAATATTAGGGATAAGTATACCCAAACTTCGAACACTCAAAAGCCTTTCAACCTTTATTGATGAGAGGCTTTTTATATTGGGGTAATAAAGAGACCAAGCTAATGGAAAATATCGAGGAGGAGAAAAAGACAATGAAAAAATTATTTATATCTCAACCCATGAACGGAAAAACAAATGAGGAAATATTAAGGGAAAGAAATGAAGCTATTAATATAGTAAAAGATATAGTCGGAGAAGAAGTTGAAGTATTAGAAACATTCTTTGATGATTTTGGGCCGGATAAAAAACCATTGCATTATTTAGCTAAATCATTAGAATACTTAGCAGAAGCAGATATAGTCTATTTTGTTCCAGGGTGGGAAAATGCGAGAGGATGTAAAATAGAACATCAATGTGCAGTAGAATATGGAATAGAGAGAATTGAGTAAAGGGGATAACCCAAAATGGAATTATGGCAATTGCAACAACTTCAAAGTTTACCTTTAGAAATTAAAATAAGAAAGACAGAGTTACGAATAAAAGAATGGTATGAATATTGGGGTGGTCAAGTATATGTTTCATTTTCAGGAGGCAAGGATTCAACTGTATTATTAGATATAGCAAGAAAACTATATCCAGATATTGAAGCAGTGTTTATAGATACCGGATTGGAGTATCCGGAGATAAGAGAATTTGTTAAAAAATTTGATAATGTTACTTGGCTTAAACCTAAGATGACTTTTAAACAAGTGATTGAAAAATATGGTTATCCAGTTATAAGTAAAGAAGTAAGTCAAGCTGTATATGGGGCAAGTAGAGGTTGGAAAAGCATGTTAGCAAAATTTGATAGAAAATCCTTTGGAATAACTAAATATAAATATCTACTTGAGGCCCCTTTTAAATGTTCTCATATGTGCTGTAATGAAATGAAAAAACGACCTGTAAAAAAGTATGAGAGAGAGAGTGGTAATAAAGCTATTATAGGAATGTTAGCAGAGGAAAGTTTTTTGCGACAAAGTAGTTGGCTCAAACATGGTTGTAATGCTTTCAATGCGAATCGACCTACCTCTAATCCATTAAGTTTTTGGACTGAGCAGGATATACTACATTATATTATGCAGAATAATTTAGAAATAGCGGATTGCTATGGTAAAGTAGTTAAAGAAAGTCCGCTACAGAGGTTGTTTTATACCAAGGAAACTAAAGATATATTAACTACCTCAAAATGTAAAAGAACTGGATGTATGTTTTGCATGTTTGGAGTTCATTTAGAAAAGGAGCCAAATAGATTTCAGATGATGAAAGAAACCCATCCAAAACAATATGATTATTGTATAAATAAATTAGGATTAGGTAAAATATTAGATTTTATTGGTGTGAAATATGAGTAAAGGGGATAACCCAAGAGCATAAAAAATTGGGGGCGTGGGAAATGATAACAGAAAAACAAAAGAATTACATATTATACCTATATGAAGAAATAGGTATGGAACCAGAAGAAGACTTAGATAATTTAACAAAACAACAAGCTAGTAATTTAATAGAAGAATTAAAACAAATCAAAGAAGAAATAAGTTAAAGATAGAAAGGAGGATAAGAGATGGCAAGAACAGCAAGTAAAGATTCTTTAACAAAACCACAAGAAATATTTATACAGGAATTGTTAAAAGGAAATACCCAAAGACAAGCATATTTAAAAGCTTATCCTTCAAGAAAGAATTGGAAGGAAAATAGCCTAGATGCAGCTGCAAGTACATTGTTCAAAAATAATAAGGTTCGTAAAAGGTACGACGAATTACTTAATAAGATGAGAGAAGAAGAAACAAAGAAGACAATGTGGACAAGAGAACAATCCATTGAAACATTACGTTATGTTATAGATGTAAACAAGAAGGATTTAGAACGAATAAACAAGGCTTTTGAGGAAGAGTTAGAAGCGTTACAAAAGCTTATGCAGGAAAACCCAGAGAAAGCCCCTCAGTATTTAAAAGAGATACTTAAACAAAGGAAGTTAAGAAGAGCATCTAAAGTAAACAATCAAGGTATTATCGATGCTGTAGCAGAATTAAACAAGATGCAAGGATTTAATGAAGAAACAATAAACATGAATGGAACTGTTATATTTACCGGGGAAGAGGAGCTTGAGGATTAAGTAACTAAAAGGGCGGCGAATAAATGAGCAGAGTTGTAGATGTGATTAATGAATATAAAATACTACAGAAGAAAAGAGATTATATAGTAGTAAACACTAATGGAAAGTATGAAAATCATGGACACTTTAAAAAGCTATCAACCTGCTATGTTATTATTAGACTATTACAAAGAAAAACAATTCCAAACAAACCGTTTATGATAGAAGCGGCAAAACGAATAACAACAGACTCTGCATATAAGGAAGCCTTAACAATTAAACAAAAGAAAAATAAACAAAGACAATATTATTTTAATTCAAATAGAGGGGTGAGGAAGAGGTAATGGGATATGCAGTATGTTTATTTGTAGGAGCCTTAATCGGAATTATAACAATGTCTCTTGTTTCTATATCAAGGAATGATGACCATGAGTGAATTAAAAATTAAAAAAAGCTTACCTGAATTAATAGGTAAAGGATATAAGAAGTTTTGGAATTTCAAAGGGCGTTACAGGGTGCTTAAAGGAGGCAGAGGTAGTAAGAAGTCTACAACCGCCTCTTTCTGGTTTCCATATAATATGATGAAGTACTGGCACACTTATGGATTAAAACCTTGTACACTCGTAATTAGAAGGTATTACAATACGCATAGAGATAGTACCTTCGCTCAACTTAAATGGGCCATAAACAGACTAGGAGTATCTCACTTATGGAAAGCAACAAAATCTCCTCTTGAATTAACCTACATACCTTCAGGACAAAAGATAATGTTCAGAGGATTAGATGACCCTCAATCCATAACATCTATTACAGTAGAAGATGGAGAGCTTTGTTGGGTATGGTGGGAGGAAGCTTTCCAAGTAACTAATGAGGACGACTTCAATAAAGTTGATATGTCTATTAGAGGAGAAATGCCGGAACCATTATTTAAACAGCATACCTTTACGTTTAACCCTTGGAGTGAAAAGATATGGCTCAAGGGACGCTTCTTTGATAAAGTAGGAACAGATGGCTTGAGCAAAGAAGGAGATATATTAGCACAAACAAAGACTTATCACTGTAATGAATTCCTTGGAGAAGATGATATCCGAATATTCGAAAAGATGAAAGAAGAAAATCCTCGAAGATATAGTATAGAAGGACTTGGAGAATGGGGTATCGCAGAAGGACTTGTATTCGAGAATTGGCAGGAACTTGACTTTGATGCTGAATATATGAAACGTCAACTTGATAGTAATGACTCCCCTAAATATAGACAACTTCACGGAATTGACTTTGGATATACCAATGACCCTACAGCATTTATTGCATTATTGGCAGATGAGAAAGAGAAGAAGATATTCATCTATGACGAAGTGTACAAAACACGTATGAAGAACAAAGATATATACGAAACGCTAAAGTATAAGGGATTTGAAAGAGCAAGAATATGTGCAGATAGTGAAGACCCTAAAACAATTGATGAATTAAAAGACTTAGGATTATACAGAATGTTTGGGGCAAAGAAAGGAAAGGGTTCTGTTAAAGCAGGAATACAAAAGCTGCAGGATTATAAGATATATGTTCATCCATCGTGCGTTAATACTATAGTAGAATTAAGTAACTATGTATGGGCGACAGATAAGGATACAGGGAAGCCAAGCACCGACCCAATAGATGAATATAACCATTTAATGGACGCCCTGAGATATGCTACTGAAGAACTGAATTCTACTAACTTTAGCTGGTAATTTAGGCGACCTAATATATGGAGTGGTCAATAAAAACCTTGTACAAATGATTGTACAAAGCTGGTTTTTCGAGTTGTTAAGTATAATAATCGTTAAACAACTAAGTTCTATATAATAATAAGGAAAGGAGCTAGATACCATATGTTTTTCAATAATTATCAAACCTCTGTAATGAGGGATATTAAAAACAAGATAACCAAACTGACCAATCTTGGAAAGCCGCAGCAGGAGTTTTTGTTTTCAATTATTAACGAATGGCAAGACAGTGAGAAGCGAAAGCTAATGCTTAAAGCTCAAGACTATTACATGAATGATAATGACATCAAGGATAGGAAGCGTTACTATATAGATAGAAAGGGCGTTAAGCAAGAAGTTACCAATCTAAGTAATAGTAAGCTTGCCCATCCATTTATGCGTAAATTAACAAATCAAAAAGTCAATTATCTACTTAGTAAGGAATTAAGCATCCAATGTGATGATGAGAACTTCTCAAATGCTTTGGCTGATTATATTGACAAAAAATTCTTAAAGATGTTAAAGAACGTCGGAAGAGATGCTATTGTTAATGGAATCGCTTGGGTACAGGTATATTACGATAATTTAGGACAACTAAGCTTTAAAAGAATACCATCAGAGGAGATTATTCCATTTTGGGCAGATGCCGACCACACTATATTAGAAGCTGTATTAAGAGTTTATTCTGTCACCAGATATTTACCTGATGGGGTAAAGAAAGAAGTTGTAAAAGTAGAATATCACACTACACAAGGAGTTTGGTATTTCGTAAAGGGAGATAGAGGACTTAAACCTGACCCGGATAGAGAGGAAGGACTTAGAGGTCACTTTGTTATTAGTCAAGAAGTAAAAGATAAGAATGGGCAAGTACAAGTAGATGATAATGGAAATCCAATGGTTCAGAACGTTGAAGCTACATGGGAGAAAGTACCTTTCGTAGGATTCAAATATAATGCTGAGGAAATTAGCTTGTTAAAATGGATTAAGCCACTTATTGATGATTATGATATAAACACTTCAGATACCTCAAACAACCTGCAGGATGTTCCAAACAGTATCAAGGTTGTTAAGAACTATGATGGAACAGATAAAGGTGAATTTGTACAAAACCTTGCCACATTTAGGACAGCTTTCGTATCCGGAGATGGAGATATGTCCGTAGTAGAAACCAAGATGGACATTGCAGCTATTGATAGTCATCTAAATAGATTACGTAAAGATATCTATGAAGCAGGAAGTGGTGTAGATACACAGGAAGTAAGTCTTGGTAATGCATCAGGAGTAGCCCTTAAATTTAGATATGCTGACCTTGATAGTGATACAGATGATATGGCCAGTGAGTTTGCAGCAGCCCTTGAGGAGCTAATATGGTTTATTAAAGTAGACTTATTAAACAAGGGTATTGGAGATTTCACAGAAACGACTTTCGACATTATCTTTAATACAGACAGTATAATCAACGAACATGAAGTTATTGAAGATACAAAGAACAGTGTTGGAATAATTAGCAATGAAACAATAATAGCAAATCACCCATGGGTAACCGATACTCAACAAGAACTGGATAGACTTGCAAAAGAGAAAGAGGCCAAGATGGCAGAAATGCAAGAGTTGATAAAACAACAGAATCCAGACTTTGGGGATGATGGGGATAACTTAGGGGATGAAGGAGCCGGTGAAGGTGGTGAAGAATAATGCCAAAGCTACCAAGCAAAGAGTATTGGGAAAGGCGCTCAGAGCTAACGCTGATACAAAATGAAAAATCAGCTCTACAATATGAGAAAGACTTAAAAAAAGCCTACCAAGCTACTATTAAACAAATCACTAAAGAAATAGAAGCATTCTATGGGAGATATGCAAAAGAGAATCAGATTACTTTATTAGAAGCTCGTAAAAGGCTTACACCTAAAGAATTACTCGACTTTAACCAGCATGCAAAGATATATTTAGATGAAGTAGAAAGATTAGGTGACAAAGCATTTACGGCTGAATACAAGGCTTATCTGAAAGAGTTATCCGGAAGAGCTTATGTAAGTAGAATAGAAGAGTTGATTACTAATATTAGACATAATATAGAAACTCTTTCTACTGGCCATAACATAGGTCTTGGACAAACATTAACGGAAGCATATGAAGATAGCTTTTACAGAACACTGTTTGATATTCAAAAGCAAGCAGGCTTCGGGGTAAGCTTTACCACTCCCGGAGGCAAACAGTTGGAAATGGCTATAAGAGAAAGATGGATGGGTCAAAACTATAGTGATAGAATATGGGCAGATAAGAACAAACTAATTATTCAACTTGAGCAAATACTTTCCCAAGAGTTTGTAAGGGGAAGAGGCCCAAGGGAAGTAGCTAAGGATTTCTCAGATAAGATGCAAACCAGCTATTACAACGCTCAAAGGCTTATTCGTACAGAGCTTAATTATATTAGTAATAAGGGAAGTATGAAAGCCTATGAGGAAAGCGGGGTTGTAGAGAAGTATCAATATCTTGCTACATTAGATAACCGAA